CACTCGACATCCGCAAGCCTGCGCTTCGATGACAGGTATGCCGAAGCCTTCACCCATTGAGCAGGCCAACAGGACATCGGACGCCGTGTACATCGCAGCCATCACATTCTGTGGCAACGAATGACGGTATGCATACTGATCGACAACCTTGTACTTGTCCTTCGATACACCGACCGCATCCAACAATGTTGGCAAACTAATCCCAGCCATCGCACCATCAGGTTCTGTGTACAGATACAGCACCGCATCAGGATGATCCTTGGCAAAGATTGAGAACGCAAGAATGTTCTCAGCCCAAGCCTTCCGCGCAGGTTGCGAACCTTTGTTGGTCGCAACCATAGACACAACGAATCGGTCTTCTTCCCAACCCATGAACTCGCGACCAGTCATCTTCTGACCGTTTGCCAATGTCACCGATTCGGTCGGTTTGAACACCGGCTCGATTGCATGTGGAACATACAAGTGTTCAACGCCTGCTGTCTCCAACATTCGTGAACCGAACTTTGACATTGCGATCGGTCGCACGTTCTCACGCGCACACCAAGCCAACACTTCTGGTGGAGTTGGCTGATGATCAATCGGAACCCATGACGCAATGTTCTTCAAAGTTTTCAACGAGTCAGACTTCAACACCCAAGTGTCGAAGAGTGTGACAAGCAGTGTCGGCGTTGATAAATCTTGGTTCGCCCATTCCATTGTGTGCGCGACAACTACATCGTCGGAGTATGCAGCCAATCCTTGTGGATAGATTTTGAATCCGTTCCAAGTTGATGCCGCGCCTGCGAGGCCGTACATCGCGTGGACTGCTACTTGGTGGTCTTCTTTCGCGAGCCTTTGGATGACTTGCGCGGTTTGCTGTCCGTATCCTGTGGCAGCCCAAGGTGCGTTGGAATACCAGACGATCCTGAGTCGGTCGGGATTGGTTGGTCGGACACTTCCAACAAGTGCGCTACGCCCGCTCGGAGCAAACGCTCCGCCAAGGCTCCTGGCATCTCCACTGGGACGCCCTTCACGATTACGGTTTGCCACATGATCCTCCTAAGAATAGTGCAGATATAGAGAAAGTCCACGGCCAACCCTGCACGAAATGGCCGTGGACTTAATCCTAGTCACAGTCCTTGCGGACTGTCATGTCTTGTTATCAGTATTGCTTCCTGATTATCAGGATGCTCCACCGATGAAGTGTTTGACATGTGATGTTTGTGGCAAGTTACCATCGACACGCATTGTTGCGCGGAAGGTAATCAGGTCAGTGCTGAATGCGAAGTCATCGCTTCGATCCAACTTGATGCCGCCTACCGAGCGTACGAAGTACGAAGGAAGGTGTCCGAAGATTACCGACTTCGCGCTAAGTCCTGCGTCTGCCATACCTGGGTTCTCGAATACTGGGTATCCAAGAAGCAAGTCATTTGCATCTGCGCTGAGTGCTGGTTGGAACACGAAGTTGCCTGCCGTGTCCTTGAGTTTGCGCATTGCACCGATTGACTTTGCATTCATTTGGAAGCCTGAGCCTGCCAAACGACGACCGGCTGTGTCTACTGAGTAGACCAAGTCAATCAAGTTGTCTGCTGTGAACGCACCCGTAGTTGCGGTCGCGCCTGTTACACCAAGACCTGATGCAGCGACGATGCCTTTTGGTTGGTTTGTGCCCGAGCCAGTTGTCAGTGAAGCGTTAACACGCACACCGAGTTCGTTGCCGGTCTGATCAGCCAAGAAGCGCAAGATGTCCACGCCTGAATCTTCAACCAACTCTCGTGAGAGTTGAACGAGGAACGAGAACTTGTATGCACCCAAAGTGATGAATGAGTTGAATACTGGATCCGATTCTGCGATTGCTGTGCCTTCGCCAACGATTGCCGCTGTCGAGTATTGAGCAAGTGATGGAATCTGAAGGTTTTCGCCTGATGCCGTGTTCAAGACTGTTGAAGTCTGGAGCATTGGACCAACCGTACGAGCAAGCATGATTACTTGGTCATAGAACGATGTTGGAACTGGTGAACCAGTCGAAGTCTTTACAACGTCACGCTTTTCAAACATGTGTGAACGGATCTCGCCTTTTGCCATCGAACGAATTACATCGTTGTCGTTGCGCTCTGCGCGTGGTGCGTCAGCGACAGGACGAACCTGGTCTGCGATCTCGCGTGTTGCTGCATCCAAACGAAGTTCACGGGCCTCATCGGCGCGGAGCTTCTCGATTGTTGCTGTGCGCTCATCAAGTTCTTTGCTGATGCGCTCGTATGTCTGAGTCTCTTCTGCTGACAAGTCACGCTTCTCAGCGGTTGCAACATCAAGAATCTTCTTTGCGGCTTCCCACGCTGTTGCGCGTTGTGCCATTTGTTGTTCAATAAATTGTTTCATGATTTCTCCATGATTGGTTGAGTTGTGGTGCGCAGGAAGTTGTCTTCCGATCGTAGCGGGACGCTTACCAATCTCTAGCCGTAGCGGAACGCTTACCGGCAGACGTAACTCTAGACGATGTCTAGATGTTTTTCAACAGTTCAAGATGCTTCGCCATCAAACTCACTGATGCAGGAACCTTGGCTGGTTCGGCACGAAGTTTGCTGACCGCACCCGACAACAGATCAGCCGACTCATCTGACAGAGTGCCACCCGCTTCGAGGACTGTGATCGCTTCGGCGAGTTTGTCTGCGTCAACACCTGTGCGCTCGGCAAGGATGTCCAGAGAACGAACAGAAGCCGAAGTTGCTGTGTAAGCAGGGAAGCCTGTCACGACCGACACTTCATGCAAACGCACCTGACGCAGTTCACGACTCATCCCATCGTCCGACCATTTGTCTCCACCAGACGGAACCGAGAAGCCGAACGACATTGAGTCAACATCGCCGCGCTTCATCAACACGCTCAGGTCACGGCCGACAGTTGTGTCAGGAAGATCTGCTTCAACGAGCAACCCTTTTGAATCTTCTTGCAATCGCAAAGTCTTTGACCTTGTTGAAGCAAGCAACATTGATGAATCATGATTCATGTACATCTTGATCGGCATGCGACTCTTCAAAGATTTTTTGAACGCACCTTGCGCAATTCGCTCAATGAATGGCAACGGTTCGGAATCAGAATTAAAAACTGCCGCATAGCCAGTGAATGACATTCCGTCACCTGTTGGCCCTGCGCGAAGTTCAAACTCGTTGACTTGGATGCGGCGTGTCTCAACCTTGTTGTCTTCCATGCCTGGAATGTTAGCAAAGTATTCAGTCTTGGCGCGATGAAACGAGAACAATCCTCGTTCGTCTTTGATCTGGTTTGATTTACGCTCATACCAGTCTCGTGCCGGTTGCGGATTCAACGGGTTGATTCCCCACAGATAATGCGCGACCGCACCCGCACCAGGGAACTCGTCGTTGCTTGCGTCAGAGTTCTTCGGTGCTTGAAGATCTACTGCGTGTCTTTGCGCCCACGCATTTGATCGCACAACTTTGTCTTCGCTGATTTGGCCACGCGCCATGTCTCGTGCTTCACGAACGGTTCGATCGACCAGCCCTTCACCCGCAAGACCTTGACCGTAGTAGTCCAATCCTTTTCTTGCAGCGGTGCGAATGTAGACAGGTATCTCAAGAGATACTTGACGATCTTCTTCATCTTCTTCTTCGTGTGGTTGCCAAGCGTTGCAATAGAATCCGCCGTTGACATAAGCATCCCATCTTTCGCAATACGCTTTTAGATTTTCTCCTTCGCCTTGCACATTGCTTTCGTCGTAGAAGTAACAGTTCCCACAAGCACGACCCTCAGGAACATCTGGTGCTAACGCTGGACGATAGTTATCTGGCAACGCACGTTCGCCACCAGGTTCCATGTCTTCGGCGATAGACACCGCGACCATCTGATCGACTGCATCTTGTTTCGTTGTGTGGCATCCGATAACTTCGCCATCTTCTTTGATGGTTGCCCAACCAGAACAATCTGGTGATTTGTCGGTAATGAAGTAAGGCATTAGACCAACAACAATACCTCAGCATCATCGTCCAAGATGCTGAAAGTTATTGTCCCGACTGCTTGTGTTTGCATTCCGTTCAAGGTTGCTGACGCAACCGCGTAGCGTCGTTTCGGTTGGATGACTGGTATCTCGACTTCTGGTAGTGGTTCAATTTTCTTGCGTCGTGGTGCGGCGTATTGTCGTCCGCCTGAAGGTATTGGTTCTGGTGTTGGTTCTGGTGGGATCACTGTTGCTGTTGCTGAAGCAACCAGCCCATCCAACGGTGCATCAAATACAGGGAATATGATCGCTGACGCTGAAGCCGTCGCATCCAACCCACCCAACGACGAAGACAGAACAGGGAAGATTGTTGCTCGGGCTGTGGCTGTCGCATCCAACCCACCCAACGACGAAGACAACACAGGGAACAGAGTTGATCGCGCAGTCGCAGACGCATCCAGCCCACCCAAACTTGAAGACAGAACAGGGAAGACCGTTGATTGCGCAGACGCTGAAGCACTAAGCCCACCCAAAGACGATGAGCCGGTGGCAACAGTTAGGAACTCTCCACCATCAAGAACAGCTGCACTATCAAGCGTTGAAGTATCAAGGATGAATGCTGCACCACCGTCAAGCCCGAAGCCTGCGTTGTCAAGTGTGGTTGAGTCGAGGACGAACCGTTGAACGGCCATCATGAACCTACGATGCGAGCGTCAATGAGACTGTGAGGTTGCCTGCACTAATCGTGTAGGTGTCGCCTGCTGTGTAGGCACCAGCGACGATTGATCCAGAGAACAAGAAGTTCCCTGCCGTCAAATTGTCCCAACAGGTGAAGTGTGTTGCATCTTGGTTGCCTACGATATTTGTCCAACTTACATCGGCATCAGATGTCAAGACACCAGCCGAAGCCGCCCCAAACGACACAGCCTTGCGCGTCGTCTCGGTTGCAGGACTTGCTGTACCAGCAGTCCCAGGATCATTGGTATGAAGTTTCACATACACTTGCGCAACAGCGAACGATGTGTTGTTGCCCAATGCATCCATCCAAGCGTTGCCCAAGTATGCACTGATTCCGTGTGCCATTAGTCTTCAACCCTTTCGGTGATCGTCAAGATACGGCCCTCAGCGTCACGTTCAACGGTGCGCACAGTCGGCTTGTTCTCTGGGACGTTTACACGCACCACAGTTTCAGGCACGTTGATGATCGGTGCTGCGACGTTCACGTTCGCTGGTGGGACGTTGACAACAACTTCTGGCATCGTCACGTTCACATCACGCTGGTTCACTTCGTAAGACGGAGCAGGTTCAACAACTGGTTGCAACATTGTTGGTGCAACACCAGTGTGCATGATCGGATCAATGTCAAGTGCTTTCAACACCGCTGAAGGTTCGAAGCCTGAGTTGATGAGACGTTGCGCCATAGAAGTTTTGCGGTCAAGTTCTGTGAGTCCTGCTGCACCGAGATCGACGTTCGCTAGTGGCACACGGTAAGTGTCGCCACCGTCTGCTGGTCGTAGGTCTTCGAATCGGCGGACATCGTTGATTGACATCCAGCCTGCTTGCAACGCTGATGAATATCCTGCGACTCGTGAACCGAAGTCGCCGCGCATCAGACCATCAAGGTTGAACTTGAGGAACGCGCCACGGCCGTCAAGGATTCTTGAATATCCGTCTTCAATCTTTGTGACGTATGGTCGGAGTGTGTGCATCACGAAGTGGATGCCGTTCATTTCGACAGATGCGTATGCTTGCGCACCTGGTTGCAACACACCAGCCATTGATGGTGGTACACGGAACGCACGAAGGATCTCTTCAACTGCGAACTGTCGTGACTGCAAGAACTGTGAATCATCTGGTGCGACCGAAGTTGTCGTGTACTTTGCACCGCCGAACAGAATGCCTGGACGATGTGCGCGACGCAAACCTTTGTGACCTTCTTCGAATCCGTCAACAAGCGATTTGGCTTGTTCGCGTGTCAGATTGCCTGGGAACTCGATGATGCCAGAAGTATGTGAACCTTGACCGAAGAACCTTGCAGCGAACTCTTCCAACGCTTTTGACAAACCGAGGTTCTCTTTGACAAGTTCAATTCGTGAACGGCCACGCAAGTCGCCAGGTAGACGCAACTCGGACAAATGAATCATGTCTTCATGCTCGATCACGTCACGGTTGTCAAAGACGTAGATGAGGCGTCGTGACTCGTCACGCTTCACTTCGACTTTCAAAGGATTCAACACCGTCAAACCTGCGACACCTTGGTTGTCGCGAAGGATGCGTGTGAACGAGTTACCGTTCAACAGCATTGAGACAAGTACCTGCTGGAAGTGATCGGTGCGTGACACACCGACTTCAGGCATGTCAAGCCATTCTGGTCGTGGTCGGAATGGTCGGCGATCACCGTCGACGCGAATGTATGTGTCGACTGGCAGAGTTGAGATAGAGTCTGCGATTAGTCGGACACACGCATACACGGTTCCGATCTTGAGTGAATCTTCTTGCGTGACAACTGTGCCGGCATTAGTTGTGAACTGGAATGCGTCACCCGCAGCGAAGAGCGATTGATATGAGACAGCTCTTTCTTCGCCTCTTGGGTTGAACAGTCTTGACAACATCAGTTTCTATCCGCTTTCTTTGACCGCTCCCAAGCCAAGGTGAAGGCAAGCAGAGATGCGCCCAAGAATATTAGCCCAAGCGGAAGTGCAATGTAAAATATGCCGAGCGCAATCATGAACACTGCGACAATTTCCAATAGAACTACGATCATCTCTCTCCTCACACTACGAAGAACCCTGGTTGCTGAACACTCTCGACCCGTCTCGTTGCACGATCCACTGCCATCGCCAATGCTATCGCAGCATCAATCTTGCGTTTCGATTTACCTTTAGACAATCTCCAACCCATGTCGGTTGACCGTTGCGCAGCCGACAACACCTGATCGGTGAACACAGGATCGCCGTTATGTGCGAGCCGAGCGTTCACGATGAACTCGTAAAGAGTTCCGCAAGCAGGAACCATACGCGCAGTTGACTGCGAGAACTCAACCATCGTGAACCCTTCATCAGACATTGCTTCGGCTGAGCGTTGGAAGAACGCTGGGTCATAAGCGAACTCTTGCACCGTGAACTCTCGACCAAGTTCGCGGATGTGTTGCTCGACTGCTGCGACATCCATTGCACCGCCGTCTGGGTGCCAGATCTTTGCACGAGTCACAACCCGACCAGATTCTTGTGGTTGTGCGACAACGACCGCGATCGAGTCATGCTTCAACGCCATGTCAATGCCGACGAACACAGGTATGTTCGGATCAAGTTCATCTTCGCTGCGACACTGCTCCCAAGCACCCTTCGGCAACCAAGACTCGCCATCTGTGCGAACCCACTGATTCAAACGGTAACGGCGGAACGCGACCTCAGCAGTCTGCATCATCGACACTTCCATGTCATCCATGTCAAGCAAACCTTCAGCCAAGTTCGGATTCGAATCAGCCCAAGCATCACGGTCATGAATCTCGCAGTCCGCTTTTGCTTCCCACCAGAAGAACCCGAACCGCTCATCTTGTTTCGTGCCGGCAACAATCTCTTTGCCGTAGTTGTAAAGACGGCCACACACCGTGTCTAGGTCAAAGCCTGCGGTTGTGATGGCAACGATGTTGGGATCTTTACGCGCACCCGAACCCAACGTGAGCGCATCCCAAAGATCTGAGTTTGCTCCCTGGACGTGAAGCTCGTCAAACACGACTGTTGATGGTGATAATCCTTGTTGAAGTTTGGCGTCACTTGAAAGCACACGATAGATCGCACCAGTGGACGGAACCTCAATCACGTCTCGATACACCTTGCAGATACCTGACAGGGCAGATGATTGTGTGATCTGCCATTTGGCTTCGTTGAACACGACACGCGCCTGCTGTCTGTCACCCGCAGCCGAATACACCTCGGCACCAGGCTCACCTTCAATCAAAC